GAAATCCACCAATCGCTTGTTCTAGAATTAATAAGTTTGTGTTAGTTATTTGTCCCCAAGTTCCCGAATTTTCTCCAGTTGCTTGGACTGTAAGTTTTAGGTTTGCCGATGTAGAGTTCGCCATTTTTTATCTCCAATTCTTGTATATTAATAGTTTTGTTAAATAGTGTCAAACACTAAATTATGCAGCATTCGTAGGAACTTCCTGCCATCCTGGAGGAGTTACTGGCGCTGAACCAGTTGGTACTTCATTCCAAATCAATACATTTGTACCTGTACCAAGGTTAAAAGTCAACCCATTTCCAGTAGGAATTACGACACCATCTGCTAATACAGATAATGTTCCTAATTGTACCTGTTGTACTCCTAATCCTGTAATTGTAGGTAGTGTAACAGCTTCACCAGCGGCTGTTCCCAAAGCCATTGTCATTGGGAAAATATCATCAGTATCAGGCCTGTATAAACCATCGCCCCATACAGATTCACCCCATGTGCCATTACCCCAATTCATAGCCGCTAATACAGCTATGTTTGCATCACCTTTAACAGTAAATGTATCTCCAGAAGCTAAAGCTAAAGCCATAGCTTGACCTGTTAATGAAGCATCTGGTGCAGGGTCTGTGCCAGAGAAATTTTCTGACATTGCCATTACAAGAGTATTAGTTGTTCCATTACCCCATGCAAAGTTACCCCATGCAGATTTGTATCCCCAATATCCTACAGAAAATGCATTTATTTCTGCTATTGTAATATTATCTCCGACTGCTGTTCCTAATGCAGCTGTCATAGCTATTCCACCTACAGGAACAACAGCTATTTCAAAGCTTAAACTCATGCCAAGAGGGAAGCCAGTTAATATAGGACCAACTTTAATACTTACTTCTTCTTGACCTAACGCTGCAGTTAATGCATTTCCAGAAAGAGTTAAATTAGAATCACCATCAAAAGATAAACCTGCACTGCCTTCAAAAGCAGTCATGTTTTGACCCGTTAATTGAACGACCTGAATAGATTCACCCCATCCTTCAACACCCCAACCATCAGAGCCCCAACCTGTATTAATTTCATTATCTATAGCTACATTAGCTAATGACATTGACATTACTTGGCCAGTTGGAGATACTTGTCCTCGTACTCCCCAAGCGTTTACATTCCAACCTAATCTTCCCCAACCAGCATTTATTTCTGTATTGATTAAAGTATTGTTGTCGAGAGACATCGTAGCACTTAGACCAGTAGGGATAGCGTCTCCAAAACCATTCCATACTTGTGATCCCCAAGAGGATCTTCCCCAACCTGTACTCGATGTTTGATCTACTTGTCCAATACTCATGGACATTGCAAGACCTGTTACTAATTGATCACCTGCATTTACATTACCCCAGGTACCAACGTTCCATGCAAGGCCTCCCCAACCAGCACTTGCAAATGGTGTAACGTTTCCTTGATTAGCAGTCATTGGTTGACCGCTAGCTTTAAAAGTTATGTTATCTTGATCGCCCCATTGACCATCGTTCCATGCTAATGCACTCCAAGTATCTTGAGTCATGTTCATGACACCACCCATACCGATACCATGCACATAGCATAGGTAATAAAAATCTGTTTGACTAGACGGAGTTATTTCTATGTAACGCGTTGTGGCCGCGTTAAACGTAGTAGTGTTAGTGTAGTTTGCTTGATTGCTTGACCCGTCCAAAAAATAAGTTACACCAGAAGATATTATTCCGGACGTGCTTGTATTAGTTGAAAAAACTAATGGATGAAAATCATTAGAAGCTGCACTTTGATCAAAACGAATTGTTGCACCTGCAACCCAATCTACTGTACCAGGTCCAGTTGAATTTCGAACACCATCTAAATAAAATACATTACCCGTACCGCTAGGGTATGCATTACCACTTGCGACGGTAACTGTGTATATTTTACTCGCCATAGGAGTTTCCTCCTACGATTAACCAGAGATCCTTAAAATCGCTGCTGTTGAAGTTGGTGCTGGAAACTGAATAGTGAACGTTCCAGAAGTTGCTGTCTTATCTGCTCCAAAGTCTAAAACACAAACTGCTGCATTAGTTGTATCAGAAGATGTGTTGTAGATTAAAGCACCTCTAGCTGTTAACGTCACTCCAGTAAATGATCTGTCTGCGAAGTCTACTCTTGCTACACCTGCAGTAATAGAAGTTCCGTTGTTAACAAGTAATCCACCACCCGAAGTGTATTGACCACTGTTTCCAACTTGACCTGTCGCTGTGAAAGCAGTTGTTGCAGAGTTTAGAGTTGCTGTTGAAGAGTAAAGAGCCAACTTGAATTTATCTCCACCAGTTTGTTTGAAATTCATGTCAGCTTCGAACATCTGCTTTTTAAATGAATTACAAATTGCTTGTGTTATTGCCATTACGTTTTCTCCTTAACTTTTATTTTCCGACTCGAGGAACACCGGATTGATATTCATCTCGTCTTCTTCTTCCCATTTGCTCAATCGCAAATCCTTCAACCACCTGTTTATACTTTTGTTCATATAATTGCAAGAGGTCTTGTGGGCCTTTTAAAAAGCTATATGCTTCAACAAGGCATGCATACAATAAACCATTGGGAAATTTTTGGCTTAAATATGTAGTGGTATTTGTACTAGATAATCCAGAAGGTTTCAAGACATAATTTAACTGAATTTTGTAAGTCGCGTCTGGTGTAGGAGCTACAACTATCGTGTTTTCATCCCAGTTGCTGTAGTATTTAGGGACCCCTGTCACACCTTTATTGTTAAACTCTGACATGAAATTTACATCTCTATATTGTAAGAAGTCTCTATTATCAGGTTCTGCTGTGCCATCTGAATCTACTATCTGAGCTGACCTAATAACTAATAAATCATCCGGAGTATCTATAAATCTTGTATTAAGCACCAAATTAGCCGTAACATATCTTCTATTATTATCTGAGTCCACGTCTCTAAGAATTCTAAACTCAGCATCACTGATAAACCCATTTACGATTGTATCAGTTAAAACTGTGCTTGAGACCTCTGTGTAATCTCTAATCTTTGTTTTTAATTCATCATACGTCATGTTATACTTACCGTTACATTTCCTAAAGATGCTAACGCTTGTCTAGCACCATTTACTGCACTTGGATTTTCTGGCACCATACTATTAGTGCTAATAGTTTGAAAGGCAAAATCACCTGGTAAAGTTAAATCAGCCACCATGTTACCACCACCAATTTGATTAGATGGAAAATGTTGAGGTCTTGCTTGTTCTAATCCTTGTGGATCTGCCACGAAAGGTTTTGGTTCTAATTGAGGTTGTTTTCGTTCATACTCAGATGTGTGAACAAAAGCACCATTCCATTCTGTTACCATTTCTCTCCAAGGAAAAGCTAAACCACTCCTATCTGAAATTGCTAACGCATATTTACCTTTTGCAAACTTTGCCATTATATCTCCGGATAATAAGTTTTAGGAGAAATATAAACACTCGCTGGTGAACCATCTTCTTGCAACGCTCTGTTTAATTCATCCTCATAAATTAATTTACATTCTTGTATTCTTTGTGGAGCTTTTTTCATAGCAATATAATAAGTTAAACCTGCACACATACAAGGTACAAATCTATTAACCACATCTGCTTCGTTAGTATAGTCTCCAGCATCTTGAATTCTTTTTACGTAATAAAAATAAATAAAGTTTCCTGCTTGTGTATCTCCCGGTGTTAAATATAAAGTTATGGTAACTTTATCTATAAATCTTTGTACAAAATATTGAGATGGTTGACCTGTAGAAGTTTTATTTGAAAAAGCTTGGTACTGAGATCTATTTACTTTTGAAAGTGGTGTGTCTACGTTATCAGTGTTTCTGAAACTAGCTTCAAGAATATCTGAAACCATATCAACAAAATTTACCACAGCATCACCAGCACTGTGAGATGCCGCTGTTGTGCCGTCTGCTCCACGTCCAGAAGCAGGGCAAATAACATTATTACCAGAAATAGAAGTGTATTGTATCACTTCAGAATTAATTCTAATTTTTCCTGTATTATTCATATTCGCAGTTGATGAAAGAGGAATAGTTGTAGCCGTGGATAAAATACCAGACTCTAATGTTGTATCTATTCCATCCGCGTTTCCATCAGATGGAGATCTAAATATAGTATATTCGTTTTGTCCTGAGTTTAGACTGATAGCTGTTCTACCAACTTCCCAAAAATGAAGACCTCTATTATCCCACTCTTGAAACATTATATTTAACGATCTTCTTGCAGATCTTAAATCATTTCCAGAATAGTCAAACATACCGAGTCTTTCAAAAGACTCAGTTATAATATCGTCGATCGAGAGAAATTTCTCGAATGTACTTGTGCCTGAGAAAGCCACTTAAGCCTCCTTAATTATTGTTTCCACCACTATGAAAAACAGTTGCCGCTACAACATGTTCAGTAGTAAAATTAACATAGACTCCGTCTTTACAAAGTATAGGGGCAGGGAAAGTTATTGTAATACCTTCTGCGCTTGCAGGTGTTTTACATTTAAACTTAATTGTTCCTGATGAACTTCCGTCTCTTAAATGAAAGTCTCCAGCTGCTGATCCACTATCTAAGTAAACGCCATAGACTCTAGTTCTACCTACTTGAACAGTAGATGTTTCTGTATTTACATAAGTGCTTTCACAATCTTGTGCTGATCCAAATGTCGCCATTATATTTTCTCCTTAAAATTTTATGCGGGCCCGAAGGCCCACATATAATTATTTATTATTGTGAA